ATAGGTGTTTTTCTTTTTTGAGTAGTTTCTTTTTTTACTTTAGTTTGTTTTTTGTTACGTCTAGTATCAGTTACTTTAGTTTGTTTTGTATCTGATATATTAACTTTGCCTGTAACTATATCTATATTACCACCTTCAGTATAATCAATGCCTAAGCTTTTATGTATTTTATCAAGTTCTGTTTGTAGATTAGGTATTTTAACGTTTAATATTCGTTTTCTAAGTTCTGGAGAAACATTTATATCTTGAGATTGAATAACTAAATCTGAAATATTTTTTCTAATGCCCTCAACATAACCGGCTCTAAGTGTTGCTAGTTGATATTTAGTAAGATTTTTTTCTTCTGAAATATCTTGTAAAAGATCTGACGATAAAGCTGAATCAAATGTCTCTGGAGTAATAGATCGTAATTTTTCTTTTGTAATAAAAGGATAAACCCTATTAAACAAATCAGAGTCCATAGACAAAGCATTGTAATAATTACGATTAGTTGTATACTTTTTATAACTTTCATTAACTAAAGAATTTAAATGATCGTCATTTTCTTGTTTAAACATTATTGGATACTGCTCTTTTATATTAGCATATCCAGATAACAAAGCAAGTTCTTCTACGTTTAAATCTTTTAAATTTCTACCTCTTACAATATCTTGTATTTCATTTTCTTTTGATTTTAAAAACGAAGCTCTTTTTGCTTCTTTTGTAGCAAATTCTAAATTAAACTGAGGATAAAGATTATCACCTATAACCATTGAAAAGTTTGCCACATCTTTATTTTCATCTCCTGTAAAAATTACTGATTTAATATCTTTTTTAAGCTCTTCTCTTTTTATTTCATTTTCTTTATCTAACGCATCTTGCTTTGCTTTCATTTCTTTTATATTTAAATCTCTTGTTTTAATATCGTTTTCAAAATTTAATTTTTGCATTTGCAAATTAGCATTAAGTTGATTTTTTTGAGATTCTACGTAAGCTTGAGCTGCCCTACCAAGACTGTCAGTAGCCATTGAAACAATAGCCTCTTGAGGTGTAGGTGTTGTTATATCAGTTAAAGATATAGGATCGTAATCAACTAATGTATTATTACGCCTTTGAGGTGCTTGTCTTAATATTGATTGTATATCTATTCTAGCCATACGTTATTACCCTCCTGTGTCTAATTGCCAATTTTGAGTTGAACTATTCCAAACGTAAGAAGCTCCAGAAGGTAAATTAATTCTGTCTCCACCAGAATTATCTAATGGAAAATTAAAAGTTTCTCCTTCAAAACTTAAACTTTCTCCGGGTTCATATGAAGGAGCAAACGATCCATCATCTTGAACACCAACGTCAACAGATCTATCGTATATATCATAATCAGGAGTTCTTTCTTGAAAGCCTGCAAGTAAATTAGCTAAATCTTCTTGATAACCCATTCTTTGTGCACGTATTCCGCTAGTTAAATCTAATAAAGAGCCTGAAAAAGCATCTCCATAATTTCTACGTAACGCACCACTAGCATCACTTAAAGCAGATTGTATAGCACCGCCACCAGCAAATCCACTTTGAGCACTTTGCATAGAAGCTTGTGATCTTATTCCAGCTAACTCACCAACACTAGAACTATACATACCTCTTATTCCCTCTTGAAATTGAGAACGTAATCTATCTTCAGCAAAAGAGTCGTATTGAGGTATTAAATCACGATAACTTAAACCAGTTAAAGGATCTGTTTCGCCTAAAAATCTTTGACTAGGAGTTACACCAATATCACCATATGCACTTTCTGTTGTGTAGGGATTCGATTCAAACTCACTATAATATTCATAAGGATTTATTTCATTGTTAACTGATCTTGTTTCTGGAAATTCTTCATAACTTCTTTCAACTTCAGCTCCCATAGGTAATCTATGTCCGGGTATGTGTGGCATTATCTTATATTCCCCGTTGTCATATAGTCTCTTAAAACACCAAGACTATAAGTACCAGTAAAAGGGTTATTTGAATAAGCTTTTGCTCTTTCTTTATTCATCATACTAGATATAAAATCTCTATTACGTTCAAGGTACTCATCAGTAAAAAAAGGATTTTGAACTAAAGACTGTGTAGGGTTTATATTAAAGTTTTTAGCAGATCTTATTGATCTGTCAATAAAATTTTGTGCTGTTGTATTCGCACCCAATCTTGAAGCATTTTGATTTCCACCTGTAATAAAATCAACCATACCACCTTGCGTGTAATTGCTTCCCATAATATTTTGCATATTACTAGGAGTAATAGAGTCACGTCTTCCAAAATTTAAAGTTTGAGGCAAATTAGTAATGTCTTGAAGAACTCCCTGTGCGTCTTGAACAAGCCCTTGTACGTCTTGCGTTAATGGAGTTCCTGTTAATTCATTACCAGCTAACTCAGACATTTTATTTTGCATACTTCCTTCACCTGAAGTTACTTTTCCAAAACCTATTGTTTGTGGTATATTTCTTACGTCTTGCATTATACCTTGCAAGTCTTGAGG